TTTCATAGATTACTTGACCAGTTGGAGACACTAAAGCACCGCCAGGACGAACAGGGATTGGTTTTTCTTTCACTGACAATTCTTTTGCAAGCGTTAGTGCTCGAAGTCCTGCATTAGGAGCAACAGGCATTAACTCACGACCAATTCTTTCTAATACTTTAGGATCTGACTGATCCATTCCTGAGAATTTAGAAAGAACACCTTGAACAGCAGTAGCCTCTTGCAGGCGTGGGTCTACCTGATCAGGAAACAGACCTTGCATTATAGCCTGACCACCGATATCTCCCATACGCAAACCAGCCTGATACAGTCCACGGAATGGACCAAACTCAGCGCCTTGCTGTGCTATCTGTTGGTTACGAAGTAACTGCTCTTGTCTTGCTTCTTTTTGCTGTGCAAGAATCAGTTCAGCAGGAGTAGGACCAAATAAAGAAGTAATAGCCATATCTATTCCTTAATAATAATAAGCGCTTTCAAATAGTGATGGAGGGTAACCACCACCAAAATAATCTGCAGCCTGTTCAGCACTTAATTGTGGCCCTCTATATCCAAAACCAGACACATTCATTCCTGTAGTAGGTTGACGAAGTCCTGATAAGAAATCAAACAGTCGTTGCTGTTGCTGTCCTTGCATATAGTTCTGACCAACTGTAGCAAGGTTTTGAGACATCAAAGTAGGACCAACCATGCCGCCTTGTAGTCGAGTCTGAGCAGCACCTAGACCGCCAGTCAACAAAGCACTAGCACCAGCAGTATTTACATTACGACCGCCTAAGTTAACTCCTAGTTCAAGCGGCTGTAGTGCTGCCTGTTCAACTGCTTGCTGTGCTCCGAAAGAAGTCATAAATGGAGACAGTGCTTGAGTCGGTAATTGATACTGTGTACCTAATAGATTTGCTCCAGTACCAAATAGACCAGCACCAAAACCAAGTTGTTGTTGAGCCGCCTGTTCTGCTTGCGCGGCTAGTTGTAGATCTTGTTGTCTACGAGCAGCGGCTAATGAAAATAATTCTGGTTGTCCGATATCTCCAATATTTAGACCAGCCCTGCCTCTACCAAATACACTGGCCCCTAGCCTTGCTTCTTCACGCATCCTTCCAGGCTCTAATAAAGCCTGCTGTTGGGCTATAAAACGCTCTCTGGCGGCTTGTGGAGATTCTGCTAGGTACTGTCCGCCTAAACCAAATAAACCCTGTGCAGCGGCTCCTAATGGTGCTGCGGCGGCTTGTGCGGCTTCAGCCTGTCCTAGTCCCATTGATGTAAGTTGGGCTAGTCTATTCTGGTATGCTTGTATCTCAGGAGAGGCTGTATAGCCAGCGCCAGTTACTATAGGATTACCGTATTGGTCAGTTCCCATCTGAAACTGGGAAGTACCAAACCTAGTAGTCATTCCTACTGGTCTAAATGCGCTTGCTGCAGCGGCTCTGTTAGCTGCTTCAATTTGAGCAGCAGCGGCTGTGCTTGCGGCTCGTTCAGCAGATCTTCCTGCCATTGAGCTTCCAATTAGTCCTGCTCCTGCGCCTATAAGTGCTGCTTCAACGCCCATAATTATCTCCAAACATAGATATCATATTGATTTTTATCAGTACCTTCTATTGATGTTAAATATTGAAACTTAAACATCTTTAAAAACTTTTCATGTTTTGAGTCGTTTGGAGTGTGCAAGGCATAAAGTTCTCTATTCCACTCTTTTGTTAAAACATCAAAAGACTTTAATAACTTTTGTTTTATTTTCTTATTCCACTTCTTTAAAATATCACAATGTATAAAAACAAATCCTTGATCATCTTCTAAGTAAATAATAAAATCATTTGTTTTTACTACTGGTATCTTCAAGCAGTGCGCTTCCACATATAGACAGTGATATACGGTGGCAGGTTGGCGTTAGTTCCAGAAGAACCTGTAGTGCTGTTAGAGACAGAGATACCAGTAGTTGCAGAGGCAATTGTCAATTGAGTAAATGTTTCACCACCGTTATATTGTCCAGCAGTCCCGCTTACGCTTGCGTTATAAACCTGTCGATTTGATGGCGACAACGTATGGGTATGACCAGGGTCTGTAACAGTAGCCGTGTGGGTGTGAGACACGACAACTGCATCCTTAGAACCACCAGTCTCTTCAGCAGTATCAAAAAGAGAATCTGATGCATTAAAACCAACCATGACTCGACCAGCACCAAATGCAGTCCAAGTTCCAAAACCTAAGAGTGTTCCAGGATTAGTGCTGCTGGTAGCGTTTACATAAATTGAACCGACAGGATATAAAGCCTCTTTAGCTGCATCTACAGCAGTTTTAACAAACGCTGTAGTAGCAATCTGTGTAGTATTAGTACCAGAAGAAGCAGTAGGAGCAGCAGGGGTTCCAGTAAATGTAGGCGATGCTAGATCTGCTTTAGTTTGAACTGCTACAGCAATAGCATTATACTCGTCATCTATCTCTGTACCTTTAATGATTTTACTAGGATTACCACTTAGTAATCCGTCTTTAACTGCAAAGTCTGTGGCCTTAATGTAGTTACTCACAATAATCTCCTTAAACTATCTTGCCTATCTTGGCAGATACATCTACCTTTTGTATTGACATTGGGTTTTGATTTATTTCTGTTTCAATACCAATCTGTAAAACAAGACCAGCACCACCAACTTGTTTAGTTAGTCTAGCGATAACAATACCAGAACTATATTCTCCAATATTATATTCTGCTACATTGTACTCAGAAACAGCCGCTTGTGCTAAAGTATCTGTTATGCTTCTAAATGATTCAGAATAGTCAAAACCCCATTTAGTAACTATCTCTTGTTCTGATCCACTAATAACAGTCCAAGCAACTCTTTTAAGAATCTTTTGAATTGTTGGCTGTCCTAAATCAAAGTAAGTAGTAAAATATTGGAATCGATATGTTGCAGTATCGTCTAAATAAGTATTATACTTTCCAATATATCCCTTTTTACCAATTAAAAGTTGTCTAGCTTCATTAGTAAATAAAGCAGTTGGTTCTATTTTATTCCAAACTGTAACCCTAGCTGCTCCGTCTTCTAACTGTGTTCTAAGATCAAAACAGTATACTTCCTTGACAGTTGGCAGAGACACTAAATAAAAAGCATCTAATGGACTATAGACAGCTTTAATACCAATCTTACTGGTTTCGCTTTCTACTTTTCTCATTAACTCGTCACGAACATTCTTAGATAGATCTCTAAAAGGAATGGACTTTTCTATAACAAGTCGCTGTAAACTTCTTACGCCTTGAGCACTTAAGAAGATAATATCTGATCCAGTAGATACCACTGTGTCTCTAGTAATACACCCAACATTGGGAATAAACTCAGCAAGTTCTAGCGCAGTAACATCAATAGGATTTCTATAGATAGCAATATTGTTACCGCCAAAGATAATTAGAAATCCATTGTGTGCTGCAAGAGCTACAATCTTATCATTGGCTGGAAACACTTCGCCAAGAGACAAAGACCCACTATCTCCACCACTAAACTGTGATCCGTTTAGTAGTCGACTGAAGTAAACAGTTTGTCTATCGCCAGCAATATCAGCGTACCAGATCCTACCATAAGCAGCAAGTACACAATTAGGCTTAAACTCTGAAACAGTATATCCAACAGGGAGAGATCCGACATCTGCTATCCTTTGAAATCCATAAGAACCAACATGACTATGTGGATCAGCAATAGTTGTTACTGTGCTTGTTAATACATTAGTTGCTGTGTATCCTGTTCCAGCATTTGTGATACTGACAGTAGCGACACCAGTCCCAGACAAAGTTAAAATAGTAACAACCGCCCCAGAACCAGTGCCACCAGCTAAAGTAAGAATATCACCAACATTGTATCCAGAACCAGCAGTTGTAACAGTAAGCGCAGTAATTACACCACCGCCTCCTACTGTAGAAACAGTAAAAGTTGCTCCTGTTCCTGGAGTAGGCATATTATGATATACTAAAGCCTCATGTGCGGCCTGTGCTAAATAAGCATGAGGATACGCATCTTGGCCTTCTCCATATGGAAGAGCCGCTGCTTGCCAGTGGTTAGCAGAAATAGTATATGATAGATCTGCGCTGTTTGCTTGGTTTCTAACTTTCTTTTCTGTTAGTGTAGTAGTACCTACAAACAGTTTATTATTACCGCCACTTAAAGTTTGGTTTCCATTTGGATCAACCATCTCAAAGATAAACTGAACAGAATTAGTACCAAGATCGGTATTAGTAGCATTAACTTTTGACCAGCCTTTCCTAGCGCCAATCCTACCATACTTATCAATAATACAATTATAAGCCTGACTAGCAAACCCAGCATCTAACTGGATCTGAGAATCTTGACTATTTAATCCCTTAAAGCCAGGAGCGCCGATACTAGAAGCAGCAATCTGTTCTGCCATCAGTCTGTCCAGATAATATCAGGTTGGGTACGCGAAGACTCAATAGCAATATGATCTGCAAGACTTTGAAGATAAAGTTGGTAAGCCTCACTAGCAGTCATCCCGCCGTCCTCTCCACGCTCTGCTAAAGCCTTTGCATAGGCATAGAAAATAACAGGTTCTTCAGGTATTGTTAATACTGTAGAGTTACTAGATAGTTCGCTTTGTGGTTTTACTATTCTAAACTTAATAGAATATGTATTATTAGGAGTAGGAATAAAATCTACTTTAGTATCGTTGTTAGAGTCTACTCCGTTAAATGCATAATAGTAAGGAATATCGGTTGTTGAGTTTGTTAAAGAATCCTCAAAAGCAGCCTGAGCAGTAGAGTTCTCTAGTCTACGATCATTGGTATCATCAATAACATCAATGATTCTAAATCTTGTACCAGAGTTAGTTAGTGTATAGTTTTTAGTACCGCTGGAAGTAGTAACAGTAATAGTATCTCTTAAACAATTCCATGTCCAAGCATCTTCTACTTGTCGTTTACCATCATTAATAAACTTACCAATAAGTTTACTGTAAGAGTTTTGAGAAACAGTTTGTACTTCAGCTTCTCTTAATCTTACTAAAACATCATTAACAAGTTCTAAATAAGTTTTGTTTGCCATTTAGC